GGTACCGCCGAACGCCCCACTTCATGCCCTTGATGCCTGAATGGTGGAGTGCACAGTTCTTTTTATGCTCCCACCAGTCATTTTGATTTGTCATTTGCTCACCTTCTTTCGCGCTCTATTGCTTTTATTCGCGTTTATGCTATACTGGCTTTAACAGCCATTCTGTGAGGAAGGGGAATCGTGTATGTGGAGTGCTAAATGCCCCAAATGCGGAGCAAAGATCCTGTTTGAAGATGCCAACGCAAAAGTCATTCAGTGTGCGTCCTGCGGAGCACAGGTCCGCGTTAATATCAACGTGAACTATAACTACTCCAAATCAGAGCACACCGAGCATATCGTCGATGATGCAAAGATCAAGCAGGCCCAGAATGTCGATCGCGTCATCAACCTTTTTGCCTCTCCCATCGAGGAGCGACGCGCCAAAAAGAAGTCGGAAGAAGAGCGTATCCAGCGCGAAGCAGACCAAGCCGAGCGTATCCGCAAAGAGCAGGAGGCAAAAGACGCTGAAGAACAGCGTGCTTACGAAGAATGGGCCTCCGCTCAGCACGAAAAACATGCCCGCCAGGCTGGGCGCGCAATTGCCAAGGCAATCAATTACTATCGTGCCAACGAACGGAAAATCCTCATCAGCGTCGTTCTCATTGTTGCTCTTCTCGCCTGCCGCGGTGTTTACGATTCCATCAATCAAAAGCGGGAACAGGAACTCGCCGCACATCAGGCCGAGCTTGCCCGCCTGAAGGATGAAGAGATAGCCGCATCGCACCTTGCTATGGGCGAAGTCCGCATGCCAAACATTTCCATGAGCGAAGATGCCCGCGATGTCATGAAAAAGCTGCGTGATGCCGGTTTCATCAATATCGTCGATCAGCCAAAGCAGGATCTCGTTCTTGGCAAAAATCACGCTCAGTACGACATCATAGAGATCACTGTAGACGGCGCACCTTCCTTTAAAACAGGCGATTGGTACCCCCTCGATACCGAGATTGTTGTGTCCTATCATACCTATATTTTCGAGTAACGACGAAAGGAGTGCTCTGCATGACGGTCACTTGCCCGAACTGTGGTAGTGAAATTCCAGTACCAACCCGAAAGAAAAAGTCCATACAGTGTCCTTACTGTGATATGGGTGGGCTTGAACTTGACCTTGATTATTTCGATGAAGAAAGCAATCAACCGGTTACCGGATGGAGAAGTTTTGAATTTCAGCATCCGCGTGCCGCCAAAGCCGTCAAAGCAACCGGATATGCCGCTATGGCAGCAATGCTTGCTGTCGGAGGCATTGAACTTGCAAAAGATAAAATTGCCGAATTAACAACTAGTCCAGAAACCAAATCTGCTGACGAGCCTCTAATTCCAGAATCTTCTACGGACGACAGCCTGTCAGATTCATGCGTGCCTGAAGCAACAAATTCGTACATAAGTCCTGATGAGTATGACTCGGTTCTTCGTCAACACGACTTAAGCATAAGAAATCTTGGAGAAAGCCGTGTTCATTCTCCTGAGAAAGAAAAACAAGCAGCTGATCTTGGAATAAAGCTTCCACCACATCAAACCATAGTAAACCCATTTCCCCAGCATCACAGGGTAAAGAAGCAAGAATCTTAATCACTCAAACGCATCCCGGTTCTGCTTCCACGCAATGTAAGCATCCATCATAGCTGCCACAGCATCGATCTTCTGGTCCTGCCGCTGCTTGTAAAGCTTCCGGTTGCCGTTGGTGTCCACCAGTGCAACGCAGTTGCCCATCGCAAACTGCATCAGCTTTTCGTCAAACAGCAGCTTCCGCTGTTCGCTCAGCTTTTTCAGCTCGCCCAGCGGCACGCTCTCGGTCCTCGCACCCTGAATTACTTTCGTAATGCCAAAGGTGCCGTTCTCCTGCCCCCAGCGCTCCACGAATTCCTGCGCGTTGTAGGGGTCGTAGCCAAACGCCCGCACGTCGTACTGGTTCTGCTGCACGAAGTTATCAAGGTCTTCATACACCTGCACCATGTCCAGCACCGTGCCGTCAAATACGAATAGTGTCCCCTCTTTCATGAACTCTTCGTACTGGTTTCTCCGGCTCACGGGCAGCTGGCTCAGGGTGTAGCTGGTAATGTAGTCCCTCGTCTTTACCCCAAAATATCCGCTTGAAAGCGGAAACAAAAACGTAAACGCACAAAAATCATCGCCCATGCTCAGGTCCGCGCCCATGGCGCATGGCATCTGCCAATAGCTTCTCGGTCGGTGGCAAAGGGTCTCCTCATATGGGAAAAAGAATGTGTAACCCTCCATCGGCAGGTTGAAGCGCTTTGCAAGGATGTCATTCCGAGCACTGGGCGATTTTTCGGCTCGTTCCACGTCCAGCTGGTAGGTCTCGTAGCTTACGGTCTTGCCCAGGTTCGGGTTTGCCTTCAGCCACATCTCCGGCTGACCAACTTCCTCAATGCTGTCCAGCTTGTAGTACCAGATGGAAACGTGCGGATTGATGTACTCCCCCTTCAGGATGCTCAGCAATTCCATTTTGATGTCGTCGCCGCATCCGTTGCGCACCGTGCCCTCGCTGCTTGCCGCAACGATCAGGTAGTTCTCGTTTTTCGCCGCGCCCTGCTCAATGGCACCAATGGGGTCTTCTCGGATGTCACAGCTCAGCCATTCGTCCACGGTCGCCACCGTGTCGCGCCTGCCCTGCAGCTTTTCAATGGTCATGGGGCGCACTTCCAAAAGGCTGTTGGTCACAAAGTTCTCGATGCCTTTTTTGGTACTTGCCATCTTCACACGGTCTGCTTTCGCGCCAGTGGTGTTCTGCAGGCTGCCATCGGTCATGAACTTCAGCACCGGCCCCTTTGCCCGTGCCAACGCGGTGCGGAAGGGTGCCAGCACTTCCTCGGCCTGCTTCATGGTAGGCGCTGTGGTCAGCTGCTGGGTGGTGTTCGTGTTGGCGGTCATAAAGTACGCCTGCAAAAATTCCAGGTACATGGTCTTTGCGGCCGAACGTGTGATAATGAGGTACTGCTTCGTTACCAGACGCTTTTTGATGCGTTTGGTCTCGTAGTGCCCGCCTGCCCCGTGGGGGTTCGGCATATACACACTCCGCTCCACAAAGTAGTACCAGCCAAAGATCTGTTCTGCCCACAGCTTAAAGCTGTCCAGCATCTTCACATCGCCGCCGTCGGTCAGGGTCAGCTCGTCCTCACAGAACGCGATAAAGCCGTTGATGGCCTTATCGTCATAGTAGATGCCCGGGTTTGCGATCAGGTCGTCGATCCGGTTCATCTCCATGCTGATCTCTCTGCAAACGGGGATCTCCCCGCGCATCACGGCCTCCCGGAACCGGCCGTAGTAGATCGGCGTCGCCGTGTTCGAGAGTGCCATTTTGATTTTTCAGCTCCTGTTTTTATTTCTCAGTCTCTACTGCGTTGGCCTTTTCGGTCAGCATCTCGGTCAGTTCTGCGTACTGTTCATCGGTCAGCTTGTTGGCAGCATAGAAGATATCCAGCTTCTTTGCCATACCGGCGGTCTGGCCGCGCTCGATCATGCGTTTGCAGGTGTTATAAAGTGCCATAGTAGTCATTCCTTTCTGTTCATGCGGTGGTTTCATCATCGGTCACGCCCAGCTCCAAAAGAGTCAGGCGGTAATCCTGATCAAGGTTCAGCGCGTCGGCATCGGCCAGAGCGGATTGAGTGGATGCTAACTGCTCTGAAACTTCTGTCAGCGTCATGTACCGGTAGCCCACAAGCGTGCCGGAATATTTGCTGGCCGTTACGGTGCCGTCGCTGGCAAAAGTGACTGTGGCACCGCCTTCGGTCGTATACTTGCTGCCTTTCACGACGCGGGCAACAGCTTCCACGGTGTTCTTGTAGTCACTAGAGCTGCTTGCATTATACCGCTCCTTGATCTCGATATAATCGATGTCATGGTCTTTAGCGGATGTGCCGTCGCCCTCAGTCCAGACGATGCAGGGAGTGGCAGCAGTGCCATACTTATAGCCCTGAATGCAGGTGCTGCCGATATCGGCACTGAGGACGGTTATTTTGATCTTGCGGTCGCTGGCGGTGTATTTGAAAGTAGCACCAGTTGAGCAGATCGCGGATATCGCATTGTTCTCTCCAGCTTTAAAGCTTAAATCCTTATCAGGAGAAAACTGGAGCACATACGGAGAATTAAAATTCTTCGGAGTGATGCGGATGAAATCCATACCTTCAGGAATGGTGGCTTCACAGCTTATGGTGTTATTCCAGCCCCAATTGCCTGCAGAGATTTGCGTGACAAAGGCCAGACGTTCGGTCGGCGCGCCAGCTTTTGCGACCTGCGCCTGAATCTCTGCCAGCGCGGCATCCACGGCTTCTTTGGCCGCAACGGCCTGCCACGTCCCATCCCCGCGCAAAAATTTACCCTGTGCACCGGCTGCGGGTGCAGGCACAAGGCCCTCTTTGCCAGCCGCGCTGGCCGTGGCGGCGGTCATCTTGGTGTAAGTGTGGTCAGTAAAAACGGCGTTGGCCGGTACATCCTTGCCCAGCGAGTGAGTGCAGGCCACCGGCTTGCCACCGCTGATATATACCGGTTTCGTCGCACTGCCCGCGGTTGCGGTATCGAGTTTGACGGCACTGTTGGCCGAGCCGCCAGCGCTGCCGGAACCGGCATAATTGTGGGTGTGGCTCTTGGCTGCAAACACGGAGTCTGCCTTGCTCTTGATATACGCCCACAGCGCACTCATAGGCCTGCGGTGGTAAGTGGTCGTTGTGCTTCCGCCGCCGGCATACTGGGATACATAGTAATCTGCATCCTGCGGGGTGCTGGTACCAGCGCTCAGCGCGTTGATAAGCGCGCTCAGATCGTGGGTGTGGGTCTTATCTGCCTTTCCCGCCAGCGCGTCACCGGTCGCTTTTGCGTCTGCAGGCGCACCCTCGGTGGACAGCGTCTTATCGGTGCTTACGATGGCGGCGGCACGCTTGGCGGCATCTTCTGCTTTTTTCTGTGCAGACTCTGCTCCGGTCTGGTGTTCCTGCGCAGTATTTGCAAACGCTTTCGCATTTTTTTCGCTCTCCGCCGCATTTGACGCGCTGCCTGCGGCAGCAGCAGCTTTTTGAACAGCCGTGCCGGCAGCATTGGTGGCCATTTTGGTAGAAGCGGCCACATCGTCCAGCGCCCCCGCGCGGGCATTGGAGATGTCCTGCAGGGCTGCAGTGTGGGCGGACTGGGTTTCTTTTACCGCATTGCTTTTTGCGGTGCTGATGGCATCCAGACCGGCCTGTTTTTCTGCAGAAATCGCCTGCACCGCTTCCGTCTTGGCAGCAAGAGTATCGGTCTTGGCCCGCTCTGCGGCGCTGGCGCTTTCAGCAGCTTCCCGCGCTTTGGTGGTGGAGGTCTCTGCAAACTGCTCCACATACTCCATGCCCTGGGCGATGTCCTCGCGCACCTCGATGCCGAGGATGGCCGTGCGAATGCCGTCGATGATCTCCTTGAAGGTTTTTGTCAAAGGTTTTTCACCTCCGTGCGTACATCATAAATGGTGTCTTTTTCAAAGTTAAAGGTGTCCCACAGCCATGCGCTGCCCATGTATGCGGTAAGGTTGTAGTTGTAGGGGTTGCACACTGCGGTCAGGGTGACAAGAGCACTGTGCTCCTTGCGCTGCATGGAAACGGTGCAGAACCCGCGCCAGAAATACGCATCTTTTTTGAAGCGGAACCGCACCCACTGTCCCTGCAGCAGGGCTTCCAGCTCTTTTTGCAAAACGTCCAACTGGTCTTTGGGCCGCAGGCAGGTGGCTTGCACCGTGATCTGGCGCTTTGAGTAGTGCAGCTTGCCATCCAGCGACCGGCTCAGATCCAGAGGGCGACCCGCGCCGGGCACATTCACCAGCATGGAGAGTGTTTCCGCCTTACCCACCTGCGGGTAG